TCACCTACACTAATAAAGTTTCCTATAGATACAAGTGGGTCAGTTGAAAAACTTAAAGTTGTTGTACCTTGTGTAATCGCTACATTGGTTGTTTTACCTATACCATTAGCAGACCTCATAGCGTATTGCCCTTTAAGTGCTGGCACTTCACCTCTTTGTCTAAGATATGCAAACCAAGCTCCTTCTTTCTTTTCAAACCAACCATCTTCCATAAAGCCATTTATTTGTATATCGGTTTCAAGATAAGATTCCCACGCATCATTAGATTCTAAATTCAAAGTTTTGAATACTTTGTTTTCTAGTGGGTTCTGATTAAACACACTTGTTATTTGTGAATTGTATTGCTCACCATAATAATTATTTCGTTTATCATTTACATTGTGCTGGTATAAGTTACCTCCTTTAAAAGTGTAAAAGAAATTATTCATCCCTATCATATACTCTGGTATATAAGAATAAAATGAAGGCCAACCTTTTGAGTTCTCACTATAACTTACTGTCCATTCAGTATCTACTGGTGAAGGTATAGGAGGAACAACACTTGGTGGTGTCGGACTTGGACTTGGTGGTGTTGGGGTTGGAGGGTTTGAAGGATTACAATCCGTGCTAAATCTTAAATTATTTTCACCCAAAAAGTATTGTCCATTTGTAGACTCAGGATATAATGTTTGATAACTAATAGTTCCAAAATCTTCGTTTACATTTAATGTTATTGTACCTGAATAAAATGAGTATGTATTTCCATCTAAAGCAACTGCATCTTTTTCTAGTTTTGTCCCTGTGTATGAAATTAAATTTTCTTTTCCATTGTTTAAAAATGCTATTGGCCATTCTGCAGACACACCTGTTATTTGATAAACACCAGTGCTTACTTGATAAACACCCCAAGCTCCATTAATTACATAAAAACTTACTGAAGTGTCAGGTAAATTTAAAACATCAGGAAATTCTACTGTATTTGAAGAAACTGTTAGTGTATTAGTAAAACTTAAACAATATTCAGGAGTACCCGGTGGCGTCGGTGGCGTCGGTGGCGTCGGTGTTGGAGCTATTGCTGTTGCACAAGTAGCACAATCTGCATACGTAGGTATATTAGCAACATCTAAATAAGATATATTAGTTACGCTAACACCATTTGTCCAACAAATAGATTGATAAGCCAAAGTATTAGGCCATGCAGCAAAACCTGTTGGAGCTCTAAATATTTGTTTTTGACTTGCTACATTACAATTTTCATATTCATAATATATATACCCTTCTAATGGGTCAGGATTAGCATCACCACATTTAGTTTCACAGTTTTGTTGTACATCATAATATATACCATAAACAGAGGTTGGTAAAATTGTTGAACCTTTTTGTAAACAATAGTTCTCAATACCGTTTGCTGGAACTTTTATATTTATTTTTTCTCCATCATTACAAACCACTGTCCATGTACATTGACCATTCTCGTCACCTATTTGGTCAATAGGACATGAAAAACTAAAAAGAGCACCAGCCATAAAGAATTAATTTGTTTACAAATTTACGAATTTATAAATTAAGGTTTATAAACCACCGCCCCAATTACCAGTACCATAATGATAAGTTTGAATAAAATCAAAATTAAATTTTCCAACAGGATTAAACTGAGCGTAAGGTAATACTTTATGAGGTATATTATTCTCTTTCACAAACTTAGAAAGAGCTATAGGGCCAACTATTTGTCTTACAAAAGTACCTAAAGGTTTTCCTTCTATTTCTTTTCTGTTTAATATGTCGTTTAAATTATTTTTAATATCTACTTTTAAAGATTCTAAAAATATATTCCATAAATCAGACGGAGGTGAAACTATAAATCCATTCTGATAATCTTCATCTCCTGCTGAAGATTCAAGTAAGTATATAGAATGACTGTCAAGTTGTTTTGTAAAATCATTGTAAACCTCAAAGTCCATATCACATATAACACCCCCTATATCTCGTGCTATTAAATATCTTACAAAATCAATTTTATATATAACAGGGCATTGATTTAATATTTCATAAAACTCTTTATCATATCTCATTAAATAAGTGTTTATACCTTCTCTATCACACCACTTATTTCTTTTATATCCTTTAATTGTATCCCAACTATAATCACATCTAAACCATTCTTTACTCCACCTGTTTTTATCTTGTGGAGCAACTTGATGTATTATATTAGGCCTATACTTTGTTCCGTATAATTTATTAAAATCTTGTATAGTTTTAACATTATTTTTTAATCCTACTAAACGAGGTGAGCCTTGATTAGGATGATATGTTTGTCTTTGATTTGATTTGTCATACAAATGATATACACCTGGAAAGGGGATATTTGTTATATCATATCCAGCTAAAAACGTGTTAAACGTAGCGTAGGTTTCCTCAAAATACATATCACCTTTTTGCACATATATATCGATATCTAAAACACCTATATCGCTAAAAAAATATCCAGCTGCTATTGTGCTTGGACCTAAGTATTTTTTTTCGTCAACGCCTTGAGCTCCAGGCCAAAACCTACCTTGGCTATCTATCTTATCTATTTTATTTATATAACAAGCATCCCAACTTTTTTTATCAGGTAAATAATACATAGAAGGGAATCCGCTAAAAACCACTTTACCGTCATAGTCATCAAGGTGGCTAATAAGTTTTTGGTCAAAGCCTTTGTCAAACCTCATGTGTGCATCAACCTGTAAATAATATTTATGATGTGGCTTTACGTAATTACGAATTTGTTCTCTCGCCCAAACCACCCCATTTGTTCTTTTATAATCAGTGTAAACTTCAGTTACATTTTTATGGTTTATGTTTTCAGGGTATTCACTTTGATTAAAAACAACAATATCAAGATTATTTTTATCACCAGAATTATCAATTAAACTCTCTATAGTTTTTATTAACTCATCATCACAATAAGAGGCAATAGAAATTAATAATTGTGGTTTTTTCAAATTATATTATTTTATAATGTACGTAAAAGTTTCTAAAATAAGTTCCTCCAAATGGTTCTTTTCTACCATGCTCACAAACAGCTGATTCATAGAGTATCATGTCTCCTGGTTGCGCATACACTTTATACCACTCTCCGTCGTGTCCTTGAATATCTAAAGGCCAATCATCTGATTCGGGTTTATTAGAACATCCACAAGCTAAATCTTTATCTACAATAATTATAGAACTTATATGATGTGTTTCAACTCTATCAACATGAGGAGTTAGTGTTGCTCCTTTTTTATATGACCTTATACCATAAATAAAAGATGGCTCTATATTTTCATTTTTAATCCATTCTTGATGAGTTGACAGTAATTGTTTGTGTATTAAAGTTCTTATAGATGGAAGTGCGTCAAATGATAATAACTCAGTATCGCCTCCTTTTATTATATTTTCTTTACCATCAAAAACTTCCTCCACTCCTTTGTCTTTTAATATATTGTAAGAGTCATTAATTATATTCCAAGTTTCTGCTGGACATTTTTGAATAGAAAAACCTAGCTCGGTAAACTTAGGTATTTGTTCTTTAGATGTAAAAACTTTTGGTTGTACTTCAGTAATAGGTTTACTTTCTTTTTTAGTCAATTCAGAAGCTTTTACTATGTATGATTTTTTTTCTTCAACTTTTTTTTCTTTTATAGAATTTAAATACATTTTCTCATCACCAGCTCCATCCCAATCTTTTTCTCTCCACCAGGATGTAACTACATATTTTTTACCTTCATCAACTGTTACGCCTTCATGAAGATATTGGTCTTGTACTTTACCATCTTTCATGTTATACCACCACAATGCTTTACCTGTTTCAGGCTCTACAGTTTTTTGTAATGTAGGAAAATGCGTGCCACCTCCTTTATAATCATCATTCAAATATATCATCAAGGTATGAGTTCTATTCCCAGATGCTTTACAATGCATATCATAAGCAGGTCCACTAAAAAAATCATTATGTGGTTTAAAGTATTGACCAGGCTCGTATAATTGTCCTTGAAGTGCTTCACCTTTAACAAGCTCTAATCCCAATGTTTCAGATATTTGTTTTTTTATTTTAGACATTATAGGAGTACTCATATCTAAGTTGGATGTGCTTGATGTTCTGTGGTCAGTTACATCCGTTCTGTCAGTACCCCCGACAACTACTGATGAGCGTGAATGATTTGCGTCAATCATTTTAATAAGTTCTTGACACTCCTCAGGTGTAATATAATTAAGTATTTCCTCCATTTGATTTGATTTAATTTCAAATAAAGTTAATGATAATTATTTAAAATGAAAAACTATGGACAAATTGTAAGTGTACAAGATAATGTAAATGAAGAACCATTCCATTCTCTGTAGAAACCACCTGTGTTGTACACTCCTGACAATGCTCCTCTAGTACAAGCGCTATCTCTGTATAGGTTTGTAGCTGTACAGAAATCATTTGTGTTCATATAGAATGTTTGATAATTAGTACAAGTTATACTACCTACAGTTGAGACAAACTCCAAGTCAACTGTATTACAATTTGAAGCTGGAGCTGGTGTTGGGCTAGGTGTAGGTGTTGGGCTAGGTGTAGGTGTTGGGCTTGGACTAGGCGTT